GTACAGCCGGTTCCGCCTCAATGGGCGCCTTTTCTGGCGTTCCATTTGAAGCGGGGCTGCTCGTCGTAAGACGGGGCGTATCGGAAGCCGATACTAGGGTATTTCGTAATTTACGCGATAGCCGGCGGTGTAAGTCCGCAAGTGTCTTATCGAACCTCTCAAAAAAGAGGGCCCCGATCGGCCACGTGTCACACCCGTAACTCGACGCCCAACGCGCACCTTGCGCGCGGGCGGTCGGTTTCATGTCTATCAACTCGTAGGTCCTCGCAAATGATTGAGCTTTATGGCACCCCGTGGCTCGTTAATTCGAGCTACTACCAGCAACTAACGCAATTGAACACGCCTCCGTATAGATCTCCAAAGATCGACAACGGTGCTGTACTATTCGCTGACGTCAAGCCGGTTACAAACTATGAACGTATGTTTCTTAAATCGTTCAAGTCGGTGCATTCAGGCCACAACAGCTTTATCCCCACAACGGGGTCTAGTCTTTCCCATGAGAAGCAGTTTATAACGTCCAACGGACGCCACCACTTGCATCTTCCAGGATCGGCTACGCTGTATAAACCTGCAATTAGGCTCAATAATCCACTGTATGGACCATTACCTACAATCAACGACTGGCCCACTCTCCGAATCGATATCGCTGCGAAAGCGAAATCGACAGGATTTGATGCCGGAACGTTCCTCGCGGAACGTCGTAAGACAACAGAGTACTTACAAAAGGCGATTCCAACGTTCATGCGCTCGGCTCATAGCCTTGTGCATAACGTTGCTCGCGCTCAAAAAGCGCATCGTCCTGGTAAGCATCTTAGTCGTGCGATTGATAATGTAGGAAACGAGTGGCTTGCGGCCCGTTATGGGCTTAGGCCGATTCTGTACGATATCGAGAACGCTGTTAAGGCGTACGAAATCGGTTTACAGAAACTGATACGATGTGTGATCTCCGAAGAGAAACCTGCATCTATAACTAACCTTGGGAGTTTCTCTATCCCAAAGGCGTTATTGCAGGCCAACAGGAGTATATCGGTTAACGCTGGTTCGATTTACGGCAACACTCAGGGCGTCCGTGAGGACGTCAAGATGTGTCGTGCGTCGGCTGGTATTACCTCCTTACTTCAAAGTTGGATGACTTTAAACCCTACGTTGACCGCGATCGAGCTTGTCCCATTCAGCTTCGTGCTTGGATGGGTGAGCAATATTCCCGACATGCTGGTAGCACATGCTCCGGTCTTTGACCGAGTTGTGAACTACTACTGTTTAGGGATGAAAACATCGCGGAAGACTGTCTATACAGCCACTTGGCTGGGCAAGACTCAGGGTAATTGTTATATCTCTGGTAATAGCGGCTGGAGTGAGAAATTCACTCATGATGTAAATCAGACGCAAATTACTACCATCGAGTATGACATCTACAAACGTGAGCGTATTGAGCCTACGGATATCCCGTGGGTCCACAGTACTGCTTGGAACCTTAGCTCCGCGCAACTATTGGACCTGGCAGCACTTGCCAAGGGCCTTGGAAACCGCACTTTGCGCATCTAATGATGCTTATGGAGATACACAAAATGGCATTTACCAAACCTGTGGGTTGGTCCGTATTCCGGATTTTCGGAGACGCGGCAACTTACGTTAAGACTGGACACACCAGCGCTGCTCCACGTACAGTTTCGATTGTACGCGCAGAAGCTAAAGGTCGTGCGCAGCCTGCCCAAGCCGTTACATCATACAGGGTCCGCTATGTTGCGGGCTTGCTGGATGGTGATGGCATCCCTGTCCCACCGAAACATCAGGTGAGCTTGGATGTCCGACGTGCCGTGTCCTACGATCCGGCGTCTCTCGACGCTGATCTTCAGGAACTGGGTACTTTGCTGGAGGACGCGGGTTTCCGCGCATCTCTGGTTTCTGACCTCACTTTTCCCACCGTCTAAACAACGGCACGGGATGTTTGTGGTTGGAAATGAACTGAAAGCTGCCGCATCGGCGGCTTTCTGTCTCACCCTTAATGAAGAGTGCATACACAATGAGTTCATCAAATGGCTGCGCGAAGAGTCGCAAGACTCTGAGTCGACCGACGCGAAAGAAGAAGCCTCAAGAACGTAAACCTCAAAAGGTTGAGTTCCGAAAGACCCTGTTCGACGCGGTAGTCCAAATGGACCTTAACCGGTTCTCGTCACATAACGCCTTGCCGTGTGATGTCGCAACATTTTACGCATCCCGCCAATTAGAGGCCCTTTCCGAGAAGTTTCAAGGAAGGGATACTGCCTCTGAGGACGTTCGCTGGTTGAATACGCTTACTAAGTTCCTTGAAATGGAACAAAAGTGCGGCGATACCAATAAACGTCTTCGACAGAGGGACCAGTTCACGGATGATCTGATTGCAGAAATGCAGTTGGACATCTACCGAGCTCTCCCACCTGTTAATGAACAGATGTTAAAGCGGGTGTATGGATGTGCGAGACCTGGACCCGGTTCCACTGTTGGCCGCACCGGCCAGCAAAATGCTCTAGCTGTGAAGCTTTCGCATTTCGGAACCACCTACGTTCGCGCCTTACAGCACGTTCCAGGATTTTTGCAGGAGAACCCTGCAATGGCGTTTATGTTTCAACGCTCCTCGGAAGGTGTTCCAGCCTTACGGCCATGCTCCTACGACCAGTTGTTTATGGTTGATAAAAAGCCTGATATAGGCCGGATGTGTGGTAAAAGTACCGACTTCTGCTCATGGTTGCAATTGGGCATTGGACAGGTTCTGTCCGGTGTCCTCCGGCGCCACTTTAGTGTGGATTGCCATGATCAGTCGTTAGGTTGGGAACGTGCGAAAAGAGGCTCAGTGTCGGGTGATTACTCGACTCTGGACCTCTCCTCTGCGTCAGACACCGTGTCACTCGAGCTGGTCCGAAGGCTTTTGCCCCCTGACTGGTTCGAATTGCTTATGTCCGTCCGCGCCCCTCTGTATAAGTGGGACGAGGTTGGACCTATAGCCGGTGGTCTGAGATCGTACGAGAAATTCTCTTCGATGGGGAACGGTTATACCTTTCCTCTTGAGAGTCTAATTTTCGCAGCGATTGTGCGAGCCGTGTGTCGTCGGGCATCCGTGCCTTTCGATTATGCGGTCTACGGGGATGACATTGTCTGTCCCAGTAGTGTAGCACCCGCAGTGGTTGTAGCTCTTGAAGCACTCGGCTTTGTTCCTAACAAGACGAAGTCGTTTATCGATGGCCCTTTCCGCGAAACTTGCGGGAAGGATTTTTATCGAGGCTACGATGTTCGGCCCTGGTTTATTAGGGCTGAACCGAGAACGGAAGTGGATATCTACATCCTCCACAACGTAATCGCAACACACCCTTATGGGGTATGGTTCGAAGCCACGTTAGATTACCTCCGGACGCTTGTTAAGCGACCCATGTTCCAACCATTTTATTATGGAGCCGGTGAAAACTGGTGGGATTGGGAAGCTTGGCTGGTTAAAGAGTGTGCCTTCGGTTTCATGGTTGAGAAGCCTGACAACTTTTCACCTGTGAAGCATGAGCTATGGCAGACGGCTGTGTACGTCCTTAATGGATGGGCTTACAAGCCCTTCCACTATGTCGGTAAGTGTACTGCTTCTAGTATGCTTGCCTTGTCTCTGTACTCCGGTTCGCACCGGGCAGAGGCGTGGCGTGCAGGTCGTTGGGTCATCAGGCAGAAAACCATTTCTGCTTGGGCGTGAG